GAGGATCAGTACAAGTGGGGCGTCAACGTGCAGTGTCGCGGAGGCGTTGTGCAGACGCGCCCGGGCTTTGCAATGCGCCTGTCTTTGCCTCCCGGGAATTTTCAGGGCGGCGTTGTGTTTAGCGCGAACAAGCAGGCCAAGGCTTCTCAGAGCTACACCAACGAGGTAGGCACAACAATTAGCAACAGCGCCACCATATACGGCCCACAAGGGAATGAAGTGGCAGCATCTGAGCTTTCGTACATAGTATTCGCCGTTGACGGCAGCGTTTACTACTCGCCATTCCCACTTGTTCAGCCGAAAAGCTGGACTGATTACAAGCTGACTTCGATACGGCTTAACCCTGACGCAGACAAGGTTAGCTTTGCGATTGCGACTCAGAGCGCAGCAATTACTTCATCGGGGCAGTCAACAGTGACTCCTTCGCACAGGATGTTGATTGTGCAGGATGGCATTTCGACTCCCTGCTATTGGGACGGCTCAGACACTACTGGTTCAGTCGCTAATGATATGCCAGTTGGCTTTTGGATGGCGTACAGCGGATCGAGACTTTGGATTGCCAACGCCAACATCATCTACTCATCCGACTTAGCAAACCCAATTGGATGGTCTGAGCGTGAGAGTGGCGCTGGTCGCGGAGACTTCAGTGTCGCTCGTCCAGTGACCGCAATGCAGGACTACGTCGGGCAAAACAACGACATTCGCCTGTACGTTTTTACCGACCGCTCAACTTACTCGCTGGCGTCTGGAATTCTAGACCGTGAAAGCTGGCCTTTGACTGCCAACTTCCAATCCACTCTATTCCCAAACATTGGATGCGTAGCTGGCAAGAGCATTGCATTCCAAGCAGGTCAAATGTGGTGGTACTCGCAGGGCGGGTTGGTAAGCGTTGACGTTGCAACGTCCAGCTACCTTTCGTCGCAGGTGCTTTACAAGGACATTGAGATGGCAAGGGCCAAGCGGTTCATGTCGGCTGACACTTCAGGAATTGCCGCCATCTCTTTTGAGAATTACTTGCTTTACAGCATCCCATACCTTGAGCCGTTGAACAGCGCAACGATGGTGATGGATTATGCAGCCGCGTCTGAGTGGACTCAGAGCCGCGTCCCAGCTTGGGCTGGAGTGTGGACTGGCATAAGGCCAATCGAGTGGTCGGCTGGCGTCATCGACAACCAGCCGCGAGTGTTTGCATTTTCAGTGGACTACAACTCCACCAGCGACGGCTCATACAATCACTTGTGGGAGGCGTTTGTGCCTGAGCGTTACGATACGTTCCTTCGTATTTCGCAGGACGGGTCAACGGAAGAGCTTGTGAGCCGCATCTATTGCCAAATGGAGACGGCTTTGCTTGGCGACAAGATGGACTTGAAGCGTCTTGCATATGGTGAGCTTGATTGCACTCAGATCGCCGGGACTGTGGACGTGCGCGTTTCCTACCGGGGCTCTAGGGGCGTCTACCAGTCGATTCTAGACACCAGAATTCTAGCAGCCACAGACTCCTACCTTTACGAGCATAGCCAGAGCGGGGAAAAGATTTCGGAGCTTGGGTTCTTGCAGACTCAGTACAGGAGACTAATCACCGAAAGCGCCACCCGCACACTGAAAAACGCAGGATGCGAAAGCGAATACGCGCTGAACGTGGACAAGTGTTTTTCTTTTTTGGTCGAGTGGTGCGGCGCGTTTGGTCTGGAGGCAATACGGATGTTCCAAGACCCGTACTCCACTCGGTCTGTTGGAACGGTCACAAAGCCGGAAGAGAAGTTCTGCGTTGTCGGTGAGAATGGCGAGTCCATTGCAGTGGATCTCGATCTTCCTCCTCGCGACTCTGCCAAGGCTGAGCAAACGCAATGGACTAGTTCACAGACTAGGACTGTAACAAGCGCCTGCCCAGAAGGCGAAGCACCCGCCGCATCAGCAACTGCAACTGCCAGTTTCACGTCGTACATATCGCCGCAAGATGCAGCGGACAACGCCGCGCTTCTTGCGATCCAACAGGCTCAGGTAGCCATTGACCAGTATAGGTCATCTCACCCTTGCTGATATGCCTTCCATTCAATCCGCCAGCAAAAGGATCACTCAGTACCCGAACGTGTTCATTTCGCCGTATGGGAACGATGGAGTGATACCGCTGTACTCAAGCATCCCAATCGATTACAGCGCCGGAGAAGATTGCTTGCCGTGCGTAGTGTGTGGTAATTCTTCGGTAAGGTCTCAAATCATTGAGGCCGCTGGATCGCAAGTCAGTCACGTCTCCACAAACTCAATAGAATTAACAGTCACAGGTAGAAATGCGTAAAATCACATACAAATATATTGCTTCGGGAACTCGCGAATTTGAGCAGATGCAACACTTCGCTGAGACGTTTGATCATGCCATCTTGCCGTCGCCGAACGTAAGTCTGCACGCGCTATACAACGGAGAAGTGCTGTTTGGATACGGAGAGACCGTGTTTTTGCCAGTGTACTATCCAGCCTACCATCCAGACTACACTCAACCTCGCGACGTTATGCAGACAATGTCTGACTGGCGCTCGCACATTCAAATCTCAGGAAAGCCCGGGTTCATTGGCGTGCCTCTTGAGGCGGACAGACCTAATTTCCAGAATGCGACAATGTCAAAACTGGGATTTCAACAGATGCGAAGAGAGCTATTTATCCCAATCTAAAATTATGGGCGGATCATACGACGTACCTAAGCCAGACGACACGCTTGCAATGATGCAAGTGCAAACGCAGGGGGCGCTTGGCGCTCAAGCGTTAAAAAACAGATCGGCGCTGCTGGAGCAAATGTCCACGCAGCCTTTGGAATCGTGGACTCCTGACATTTTCTCGCCTCAAGGGATGCTGACAAAGGCCGGGATGATCGCTGCCACAAACGCATACAAGTCCAAAGAGCTTGAGCAAAGCCAGAATCCTGCCGCTGCAAAGGCTCGCGAGAACATCATGCAGCGAGCAGCCGATTACACAGACAAAGACTACTGGCAGAAACAGATGGATCAGTGGTCGCGAAGCAAGGGTCTCGCTGAGTCTATTCAAAACGGAACTGGTGACAGCACTTTTGCAAAGTCTGCTCTGTTCGACCGCGCCACAAGGCAGGGGCAAGAGTTTGACGCAGCAAACATTCAGCGGGCGCAGGGAATAATTGGCCAAGCCCCAATGGCTGGAATTGATCCCGGGCAAGCGTTGAACGCGATGAATGCCGCGCAGGCAAAGGCGGTGCAAGATAGGGGCGCGTACCGTAACGCTATGTATGCAGGCGCTGGAGCAAATCAGCAAGGGACTATGGATTGGATCAATCAAATAATGGGGTCTTCGTCGCAGGCCGTGAACGCTCACGATCAGAACTGGCAAAACTATAAGCAGGCAATGATTCAAGGAGCCGCCAACAAAGACGCTGCAACGGGCTCGTATATTGGCTCTGGGGTTGGCGCTGCTGCTACAATTGGAGCTGCTGCTATAATGGTTTAACAAAAGAAAATGATACATCGAATAGAGCATACTGTAGAACGCGCAAAGCTGTGGCTCTCGCAATGGCCAAAGCCAGCAGTCTTGTGGAGCGGCGGCAAAGACAGCACCGCTCTTTTGCACTTGCTGAAGTTCCGCGTGGGAGTAGACCTGCCAGTCGTTCAATACCGCGAGCCTAAGTTTCGCGAACGGTACGAGTACTCCGACAATCTGATTAAGTTGTGGAATCTAGAAGTGCATGAGTATCCGCCGTCCAGAGTTGCCATTGCAGACGGGCCTGACGTTGCAACAGGGGAGATGCGATTTGACCTATTAAAGTACCATCAGTGGGGTCAAAAAAGCGTTGTTCTGTCTCTTGGAACTGAGCGCCCAGTTGGAGGCGAGAAGTACCTGTGTGGAGTTGATTTCTTGTCGCGACCAACCGGGTCATTCAACTGGCCTTGGAATGCTGTGTTTATCGGAACCAAACGGTGCGACACAGACCCGATCAAAGGAGAAATACCTTTGGCGATGGACATTCGGCACGCTGAAGGATCGCCCGTGTCGCTTTATCTCCTGCACGACTGGTCAGACACTGACGTGTTCGATTACCTCGACGCATCAAATATTAATCCAGACCACAACCGATACGAAGTCGATACTGTCGGCGAGTGGCAGCACAAGGCCGACAAATCAAAAAACGCAGACTTCATTCCGACTTGCCTGAACTGCATTGACAGGCACTCCAAAGGGCCAGCCTACTGTCCAAAGCTGAAAGCTAATGTTAGCAACATGAGTCACTTGGCTCCATACGAAGACATTGTTTTTCCTGAGCTTGGATTTCGGCCAGTCTGGAACAAGGAGGCCGTAAAGTGATTCACGAATTTAAGTCGCCAGTTCAAGTGGTCACTCCGCTTGGAGATGGATACTTGTTTTACGTTCAGCCGGGAGGAAATTGGGGCAACGACATATTCACCGTTGTGCTTTGCAATGGCGGAGACATTCGCCACTTTCGTTCAGACCAAATTCAAATGTGGTCAAACGGAACGTGGGACATTACCAAGAAAGTTGGTTTGAACTCAGCGCAGAAGTAAACTATTGCAACCTTATGGGCGGACAATCACCTCAGAACGTAGGAATTCAACAGCAGGCGGCATCTATTCAGCCGTCTGTGTTGCCAGCAATGTCGTATGGCGGAGCAATGAGTCCTGTTAAAATTTCTCCTGACAATAAGTGGAACATTCCAGAAGACGTAATGGCGAAAGAAATAACGTCCAGCACTAACGGTGCAATGAAGCAGATTGGATCGGCCTATATGCAGAATGAATTTGACAATAGGGCAGACCAAAGAATGCAAAAGCAATTCGCTATGCAGAAATCTATGTACGAGCCAGCGCCAACTGGCCCTTGGTTCCCTTACGGAAAAAACTAAACCAACAAACCTACTACCACTATGGGCGGATCACCTAATATCCAACAGCAGGACGACACTAAGATGATTGCTTTTATGGAAAAGCAACGGGAAGACCAATTGAAAGCTCAAGCTGAAGCCAAGCTCGCGGAGGACAGAGCAATCTACAATGCATCGTCTACATCCGCCGATCAGGCTGGATTGACAAGTAGTCAAAACGCAGAACAGATGCTTGGTCTGCAAAACTTTAGCCAACAGGCTCGCGATGCAGCGGCTATGGCTGCGTATCAACGTCAATCTGGACTTGTTGGATCAAGCGCGACTGGAGGCGGATACAATATGAATGACGCTAGGCAAATGCAGAATGCAAACCTTGGAGCGGCAAGTCAGCTTCCTTTTGTCCCAGCCAACTATGCTGACGTTTTGAAGGGGATTAATCCGGCCAACACTACTGCCGCTGGAGCTAATTCGTTGAGCAAAACGTACAACAATAATTCTCCAGTAAAATTCGGAGGCGTATAAATATGGCTGACGACTATGAAGTCCAAGGCGGGCTGACCGCTCAAGAGCGTGAGGCTCAAAAGGTAAAAGCCAATGCTTACCGTGACGAACTTCGCAACAGCCATCAAAGCTGGCTAGATCAGGTTGACGCAGAAATCGCAAAGAAAATAGCAGAAGAGGAACAAGCTGCAAAAGACAAAGCAACAAGCTCCAAAATTACTACGCTTGAGTCTAAGGTAAAAACGCTTTCGTCTGCTCCATCTATTCAATCAACAAACCAAGACGCGATTGATAGGTTAAAACGGATCAACCAAATGGCGGCTGAATTGCACCCAATGATTTTGCCAGTGCAATCAGGCGCTTCCGTTCCTGTTGCAAGCGCAGCGGCTGGCGCAGCGGGGCAGGTTATGCAGCCAGAAGAAACTCAGCCGCCATATAGCACTCAGTCTGCATCAGCATACAGGATGGCAGCTATTGGCGCGGGACAGGGAACATTGAACGCTTTGCCAGCGTCTTCTTCTGGCGTTTCAAAAAACGCATTTTCTTTGCCTAACGTAAACGGGATTAAGTTTGGAGGAATGTAATTCAATATGGCTTACTCAATCGAAACTGGAGGATTTGCAATTCCTCAGCAGGCTCCAGCCGCTGACAACTTCACGGCGTTGTCTGGCCTTCGACCTCTTCAGTTTGGGTCGTCTCCGATTCAGATTAAGCCTTTGGAAAGATGGCAGATTCCAACTGATGGAATGTCAAAGGGAATTACTGAAGGCGTCTCCGGCGCTCTCAAGGGAATCACGGCGGCATACATTGAAAATAAAAAAGAAGAGCGTGCAGACAAGCGAGAGGATAAAAAACTAGCGCAGCAGTTATATCTGGATCGATCAAAAGAATCGCGACAACTTCTTTTGGAGCAATGGAAAGAAACAAACGCTCTCCAAAGAGACGCGGCTAAAATGCAAAACGACATTCTCCTTGAGAGAATAAAGGCAGGAAGAAGCAGCGAGCCAACAGTTGATACAAATACTGCGTCAACATACGACGCAGCAATCAGAGTGGCAAAGGCAAGCGGAGCGACTGACGATCAAATAAAAGAACTAGAAAAACGCAGGGATGCTTCTGAAAATGCAAACGCAAGGTTGAAGTCAGTGCTGCCAGTTGAAACAATAAACAAGGCCGCCAATCAAAGCGTAATCCCGGGAGGTGAAGCGTGGAATAATGTTCCGCTTCCAACGCCATCAAAAACTCCGACTGATAAAAGCGCCTCTCCAGATGCTCTTGAGCTTATTCCATCAGGTGAACCTAAAGCCCCTCAGTTTAGAATTGGCCCGCCAAACGCTAGGCCATCAAGGCAGCCAAGGCCGGGAACCTCTGAAGAAGTTCTTTCATTGACCGACCTTCCTGTTCCCACGCCCAATCAGTCATTGGCTGTTTCTCCTGCGTTGTCTGGTGCTATTCCTGTTGTTGGCGGAACAGCTCCAATCACTACGCCGTCGCAGTTTATTTTTGGAGGCGTTACGGTTGGCGCGTATCCTCCGGTTCTTAAATCAAAAGAAGAGCAGGAAATAGACGCCAAGGTTGCTGACATAATGTCAAAGCCTCATAATCCTTTGCCTCCTTTTCAAAAAGTATCTGACGTTCTTGCGTCTCAACCGACCGCATCTCAATTTCTTTCAGCGTCAACGACAAGAGAAGAGGCTGTTGCCAAGAGTCAAGTTGCGTCAGCAGCGAAAGACGCCGCTGACAAATCGGCTGTTGACGCTCACTTCAGTCAGCCAACTCCTCCCGGCGAACCTTCTGTAAACATTTACAAGTCAGGCAAAGGGTTTGCGCTTAAAGAAATCCCGGTTGAAAAAAAGCATTTCCGGCCTGACGATTTGCAATCCGCGCAGATTGAAGCAGGGCTTTTGTACGAGGGATATGGCCTCGGCAAAATCAGCTACGATGACAAGACTCGCACGCTTGTGGTTACGCGCTCGCGCCCAGACGCAAAGCTAGAGTTCAACAAAGAAAAGCAAAGGCTTACTTCTTTGTGGGGCCAGCAAAGCGGCTTCAACAAGCAGCAGGAAGTCATAAAAGTGCAAGAGATGCAGGGGCCACTTACATCGTTCATGCACGCCCTGCATAGAACTCAAGACCCAAGCAACAAGGCGATCAATACAAACGATATGGATTTGATTGATAACTACGTCAAGTTGACCAAAGGCGGCCAAGTAACAGAAACACAGGTGCATTTGATTAAAGACTCTAAAGCCCTCAATTCTAAGTTTGAGATGATAAAAAACAGGGTATTCAATGGAGGTCTTCTTACTAGCGACGAAAGAAAAGAAATGGTCAGCGTTCTTGCAGACACTCACAACTCAGCAGCGGAAAGGGCAAACCAGTATATCACGTCTAAGCGCAAGCAATTATCAATTGATCACCCAGAGATTGCTGAAGAATTTTTGCCGCATTATTTTCCTCTAATTAGGACTGCTGGAGTTGTTGCGGAAGAAAAAAACGCACACAAGGCTGACGTATTAAGGATTGCTGAAGAAGGAAACAAAGCAAAGGCAAGATACGACTCTGAAAAAGACCTTCAAAAAAAAGCGCAGCTTCGATCTGAGTTGTCTTCTGTTGGCGCAAAGTACAAAGCGTCGCTTGGCCTGTTGTCTTCTATTGGCGAAGAGGAAAAACAACTTGCAGCGCACAACGGAATTCCAAATCTGCCAGTCAGCAAGTACCCAAAGGGTTGGCCGTCCTATTGGGCGCGTGGATTGTCTGGGTCTGGAGATGAAGGATCATCTTCGTCTGAAAATTCAGAGGCTAAATAATTATGGAAGACCAACTGCCGTCGTTTGATGCCGAAGCAGACATTAACTCTGCTCTGTCAGTTGCTCCTGTTTCGGTTGAAGCAAAGCCTCCAACCTCAAAACAAAAAGAAGAACCGCTTCCTGAGTTTAATGCTGAGGCAGACATAAAAGCAGCAACGTCTGGAGCGGCCTCTAAAGCGTCGCAAGAACATACGGTTGGTTCTGAACAAATTGACCCAGAAAAAGAACGCGCTGAGAAGAAAAGCCTCAACGAGTTTTTTGGTCGCATCAAAGGGAAGACTCAAGATCAGCTATCTCAGGGCGAGCGCTGGAAGATAGACGCTCTTAACAAGCCTTGGGAAATCGGAATGATCCCGGGCGAGTATCAGTTGAGCGACAAGCAGCAAAAAACTTTCAGCGACAACTTTATTCAGGCAATTGCCGACAAGAAACAAGAAGACTTGTCCTCCGCGCAGCTTTCAATCCTTGGGTCAATTTACGACCCAAAGCAGATCAAACAAATTCCAAGTCACTTCCACTTGTCGGAAGACCAAAAACGCATCCTTCACGACTACGAAAAGAACCAATCATTCCTGTCGTTTGACAACATTGCTGGTGCAGTGTCTGGGTTTGGCCATTTTCTTGGTGAGGTTGGAAAAGGAGCGTGGAAAATGCTTGCGTCTCTTCCTGCCCCTGATGTTGACGCTGGCACAATGTACGGAGGGCCGATTCCTGATCCCGTAAAATCGTCTGAAGAGTTCACAGACGCAATTCAGTCAATAACCGCTCCGGCGGTTGATATGCCGGAAGCATTGGCTCGCGTTTATCAAAAAGTGGAATCAGGAGGCACTCGTTTTACTGATTGGATGAATGAAAGGCTAGGTGGCCGCACTGCCGAAGAGTCGTTTCAAAACTACTCAAAAAGAAAAGATGTAGACACTGCATACGCTCAGCTTAGGCAAGACATTCCATCTTCATACGGTAGGTTCTTATATCAACAACCAGCATACACTTGGGCTTTTACTAGTCTTGCGGCGGCCTTGGATGACCGTGAAAACGTAGATTGGGAGCAAAAAAAATCGGATGCTAAAGATGCTCTTGATGCAGAGCTGGCATTAATCAAGCCGGAGGACAAAGATATCTACGCGCTTGGAACGCTTGTAATTCCTGAAGGCGCTGGAATGGAAACAATGGGAGCGGCGATGATGGCCGCAAAAGCTGCTGCGCAAGGATCGCGAGCCATAAGCAGAGGCGCTGGCGCTGTCTTTAGATCACAAGAATCGGCAAAGCTAATTGACGAAGCTGTTGCAAAAGCCACCGCGCAACGAGCGGCGGCGAGCTCTGGAACTCTTGAAAAAAGCATTGAGGGGTGGACTCCGTACAACGCTTCAGAGGCCGAGGTTCGCGCCGTTGCCGGGATGCCGCTGTGGGGAGCGACGGCAAAGGAAACGCAAGCCATCAACACGGCAAAAGAAGCCGTGGAGAAAATAAAACTCCAGAAGCTATTGGAGTCCCGCTCGCAGGTTGGCGCAATTGGCAGGGCCGCTCAAAAGACTGAAAAGGGAATGGCGGAAGTGTCTGACAGGTTAAAGGAACTTGCAGAAAGTCTGCCAGAAGCATTCAAAGAAGTTGGGCCAGTAGTTGTTGGTGGCGTTGCTGGCGGATTATCAGCGGAAGATTCTCCATTTACAGGCGCACTTCTTGGTGCGCTTACTGGAAAGGGTATAACCAAGATACCAATCGCAATTTCAAAAACAGCCGGGGGATTTGCGCGGCTTGCTGAGGCGCGAGCTTTGTCCGCCGGAGGATCGGTTGGTACGTTTGAGACTTTTGGCGGAATGATAAGAGATTCCGCAAAGGCTTCGGAAGTTGGAGAAGCAATTGCGGAAGGCGCAAAGTCTGCTGAGAAGTGGGCGCGGATTGCAAAAGAAAGTGGCAGGTTTGCTGACAAGACGGCAGATACAGTTGCCGATATTATTTCAGGCGGAGTTAACGCGGGAACGTATGCGCTTGCATCAGGTATTATTGACTCATCAGACCCAGAGCAGCTTGCAAATCTGCTTGGTCAGGGATTTCTGTTTGCTGCTAAAGGGAAAGCACTTGGAGGCTTAAAATCGCTGGCGTCAAAAGACCCGACGTACACGTTGCGCGACATTAAGCAGCGCAAAATAGACGACGCAAAAGCGTACAGAGATTTGGATGCAGATTCCAAGGCTACATACGACGAG